GCGTAGGCATGCCGCCCATGTCGGACGGTGCCGTTCCTATTTTTCCTATTTGCGCGTTCTGCGCTTGAGTAAGTTGGAATTGGTATTGGTCGGCGTACTTTTGCAGGCGTTGACCGAATGCCTCGTCCGAGGACGCACGGTTGGCAACGTCCGGTTGCTGGACGTAGGCTTGCAGCATCTGCATGGCAATCTGAGCACCATTTGGACGAGCAGGCATTTCGATGCCTGCATATATTTTCGCAATGTCGTCGGTCACGTCTTTCATAACTTTTTGTTGTGCCTCCTCGGCAGGTTGGAGCACGTAGTCTGCAAACATCGGGTTGATTGCCTGTGCCGAAAACTCTAGCAGTTTGTCGGTATCGAGACGACCGTTGCGGTCGAATTGCAACAGACTGACCATGTTCTTCAACTGAGTTTCGGCGACCTCGGGGTCGTTGCTCTGGGTATCAAACGAGACCACGATTGAGAAATTCTCGTCGGGCGACCCTTTGCTCATGATCTGTCCGTTGGGGTTGCCAGTCACTTGGAAGAAAATTTCGTCTGGTCCGAGGCGTTGGTATAGTTTCCATGCCATCGTCAGCACGTCCCTGACGTGATCGAGGAATTTGCCAATGTAGAATTGTTGCTTTATGGTCGCAAGCGGATTGTCGAGATCCAAACCCACGGCACGGTCGGCTTGAATTTTCATCGCCATTTCTATCTCCATCGATCCGGTGTCCATCGGTGGTACCGGACCGAATGCAATCTCACCGAGGCGACGATACGGCACCCGGCGTCCCGGTCCCCAGTCGCTGGGTGGTCGCCCGGCAGGGTGCATGATCGGCGGCAGAGTTGCGAGCGACGCACGGTCGATTCGACTGTCCCGTTCGGTCTTGATTTGCATCTGACTGCCGCGAAGCATTTCTGGGAAACTATCGACCTCGTACATCCGCTTCTGGTCGTGCGCGAGCCGGGTGACCACGAATGGATAGTCGTCCATGCCATTCATGAGTTCGTGCTTTGCATACCCGTCTGTGGTTGGGTGAAAAACGGTGCAATAGATGCCCTCTGAGCCGTCTTCCTCGTCGATCAAGCGTTGGTATGCATAGACGACCATGACGAGTTCGTTCTCATCGAGAACAGGCAATATCGACGACCGTTTGATTTTCTGACCGTCGTAGTACATCGAGTCGTTTCCACGAAGGTTCTCGATTGCATTATCCACCCAGTCCTCGTCCCATCCCTCGTTTGCCACTTTTTTCTCGAGTTCCTGTGCGGTGAGAAAGCAACGCCAGAATACCCACGGTGATCGTTGCGGATCCGAAACGTATGAAGGAAAGATGACCTCACCGTCGGGGGCACATGCGTATGCGATTGGACAATCGACCGACTGCCGAGGTGCTGGGATCTGAGTCTCTCCGGTGGTGCGAAGTTCTCTTACGCACTTTTTCGCACGCTTGTCAGAGAGCTTTGGGAATGCCTGTTGTAGGACATTGATGACGATGTCTTCGTTGGTCTCATCAAGGATGATCTCGATCAGGTCCGGTGCCGTCTGGGCAATCTCGTCGAGCGTCATCGGTTGCAGGTACGTGCGCGACTCGCGTTTGTACCCGACGTAGGTGATCATCAGTCCCTTCTCTAGCAGGTAGTTTGCACCCTGCTCCATTTGGTTTTTGAAGTCTGGGATGTACGACGACTTCATCCATTTTAAGAACGACGATACCACCCCGGCGCGAGCCATCGATGCCATCGACGTCGGAAATGCCTTGATATGCGACCGTTGCAGCGCCTGATCGAAAATCGATATATACGTGTTAATTCGTTCGCCGACCACGTTAACCTCTTGGTCGGACGCACCCTGCCAAGGAAATGCCGTCGATCCCGATTTTCGCAGGTCTTGGGTCTTGCCGTCCCATATGTTTCGACGTTCGTTAAACGACCGGAGGCACGTATCGAAATACTTGTCGAGGTCTGCTAGAGTCGTGTTGTATGCATTCGACAACGACCCGATATCGGGTTCATCGGATGCATAGATCAGTTCCTCTCCCTCAGACAATTCATCCTGCATGCTACTCATTGGTTAAATAATTTGTATCGGTTCTCGGCGACGTCTTCTGATCTAACAACGGTGATCGTGCGACCAACAGATTTCTCACGATACCTCGGATGAAAAACTTCGATCAAGGTACCGTTGAGGTCTGCATACACATAATTCTTGTTCCTTGCAAGTCGCAGCACTCGCACAACGAATGTCTCCGGCTCGGTAATAACATCCTTGTTGAGGACGCTATTGATGATTTCTTCTGCCTTTTGTTTTTGTTTAATAGCCACCTGTTCCATATGTTGTTACGTTAATTTCAGACCCATCGACATGATCGATTCCAGCAATAGCACAGTATCTCAGCGTGTCGATGGGATCTTTCCATGCTTCCTTGAGTCCCCCGTCGCCAGTGTATTCGCTGAGTGCATGTATCGTGTTCTCACATTCACTCGATATGTAAAAATGCGGTCGGTTGACCCCATCGATGGGTTTCGATGTTTCCCAAGACATTTTCGAGATGAGCGCCTGCAATCCATCTTCGATCTCTAGTCCCGGTGCCGGGATGAAAACCATGCCGTGCTCGGCGAGGTCTTCGATGATCGACGACGACCCGTCGGACGATTGGTATTTTGCAGCACCGAGGCGGGGGTCGATCAGGCGCTCAAATATTTCTTCGTCACCTTCGAGGTCTTTAATAATGTCGATGTAGTCTCGGATTCCGTATCCTTTGCCTTTTGCACCGTCGCCGGGCATCCACTTGCCGTGCTTCCACTCAGCCCAGTCGCCGACATCAACGCCGGGGTACTCGCGGTAGACCCAGAACGTGCCGCTAGCATCAACTGCTATCCATACCATCCACCACGACTTGGACCCTGCTGGATCCAAGCACATATAACGGGTCACGTTATTGTTGGGCATTTTGTCGGGGTCAATGACGTTGACCTCTTTATTAAATCTTGGAAACTTGGTCGCGTGCGACTTGACTGGCACCCCGTAGGCGCGGATCAGGATCTCCTCTCGTCCTCGACCCAGCAGGGTCTCCTTGATTCGGTCATACCCGCCGAACGGGTTGTCCTTACTGTGGAAGTAATGCACCGAGGCGTTGCGCTTTTTACTACGTTGGACGTATGGCACCAACTCGCCATTGAGTAGTTCCGCCTCCCTGCTTTCAATGGTGGTCGCACCGTCGAGGTATTCTTTGATTACCTCGGTGTAACCATCGATTGGAGTGAATGTTAGAATTAATTTTCCATTACGGGTCGCCAATCGGAATCGTAATGTATTCAACAATTCTGGTCCTAAAAGGTATTCGTCGCACCAACAGGCGATGTTGTGCCATTTGGGGTCTCTACTGCCAAGCTCGGCACCTTCAAGGATCGTCGGGTTGTTTTGGTACTGCGAGTAGGTTTTGAAAATGATCTGAGATCCGTTAGGGAGGATGAGCGACGAGTCGGTAAATCCGTTTTTTTTGGTGTACGAGATATAGGTGCCGGATGTCGTCTGCTTCATCCGCATCTCGGCAGGCAACCAGTCCCAGACGGCACTTTGTTGCTGCCGGATACTGACCTCGGCAGTCTGGGCAAAGCAGAAGATCTCTGAGCCGGGGTTGAGTAGTGCCGCCCGAACGATGGTGTACGCACCCCACTGAGTCTTCCCGGACCTGTTGCCACCGAGTGCCACGATCTCGGTGACCTCTGGCATCTGCTCCTCGGCTTTTTCGCAGTGGGGCAGGCGGAACCCGAACCTGTACGGGTCGCGCTCGGCGTTGTCGATTGCTTCGTGATAGATCGTATGGATCTCGATGAGGGTCTCCTCGTCCATCTCGACGATTTCCTCGTCGGTCGGAGGTTCGAGGATTGGATGGTTTTTCCAGATCATGCAGGGACGATTTCGACGTCGATTGCGGTGCCGCGAATCTTCGCTGCAATGCGTGCCTTTGCCTCAAAGATAACTTTGGCGGCGTCCGAGATAGACGCACCTTTGCGGTGTTCAATGACGACGCCTGCCATGCCCGAAAGTTGTGCCGCTTTGTCGGTCATGATGCCGACTGTCAGTGCCAGTTTGTCCGGCGATATCGTGATCAATTGCTCGGGGTTTTCGGCGAGCTGTTCCGCCTTGTCGAACAGCAAGTCGGTGAACGTCTGGGCGGCGATGGCGTATTTCTGCGAGAATTCTTTGCGCTTCGTCTCGAGCGTGTCGGTATGTCTCCAGCACAGTCCATTGATGGCACCGTAGCTGAGTCCGGTGCGTTTGGAGACCTGTTTGTTGCTGACTCCCTGCGCCTTCATCCACAGGGCAATTGCTGCCGTTCTGGGTGCCACTGCTTCGATGCACTTGTACCCGGTGGCGCTATCCTCGGACCGACGACGCACCTCGTCGAACCACTCCGGTGGTGGCTCAAGCTCAGGTTTTTGTTCAAGTTTACGACGCACGGTTATTTTAAGTTTGCTGCTTTAGCAATTGCCGAGGAATCACCTTTTGCTTGTGATTTCTTAATAGTTTTTTTGGGATTTAATTGACTAGATATTGTTGACTTCCCCCTGTTGACTTTCTTAATAAGATTGTTTTGCATCTCAATTGCTTGGTCATAATCCGTAGTATAAATGTCTTTTCTGGGTGTATACTCCCCTTCAAAATT